TCAATCCAATATCTCTATTGGATTGAAACTGATGGTGAAATCACCACAATCAGATTCTAAGTGAATCTGATGTATAGTAGATAATGGTACTACCGAGTAGTAGTACTCACTCTCTATGAATCTAGGTGGATATGCTAGATAAAGTTTAGCAGATTCCAACAATGACTCTACTGCATCAGCTATGTCAATGTGCCCATCTCTAACGAGTAGGTACATACCTGAACTACACTCAACTACTAGATTATGTAACTGTACTTGAACTGCTTGCATGGTAAATATTCCTTAAATGAATGAATGTTAATAGTAAAAAAGAAAGAGAAAAGAAAAGAGCCTAGTGCTAGGCTAGACTCTTTTCTTAAGATAGCTGAATTCAATCGTAAAGATCATCTACCATATCTTCAACTTCTTTGTTGAACTCCGCTAAGCTTACACCATACTCTTTACGAATGTCTGCATCTAGCTTCTTAACAGCACGACTACTTTGCGTTACTGCTAATGCCCCATAATTCTTAGCTGCTTTGTCAGTAGCAGTGGCTAAAGTGCCTGCAGTTGAAAAAGCTTTACTGATTGCGTGGAAGACATTGCCTAACCATGTTCTTTGTACTTTTTCTTTTCTTACTTGCTGTTCCATATTTAACTCCAGTTGATTACGAGCGACATTGCTCACCCTAAGCACGCCAGTGCTTAGACCTTTCTTTTAGGTAGTCAATAAGAATCCTTTTTCTTCTTTTAGGTAGGGGGGCGTACTTTACTTTTTGGTTGCTGACTGTCAGGATACTACGACTAAACCAATTTATAGTTTGTAGGTAAAAGTTGTCCAATATACTAAAAATAAATTATTGGTAGATAAATACCAAAAGCCTATATATAATAATGAAACAGTAACAACACCTGTAGGATATGTTTATGTTTAACAAATTATTTATGTTTACTGCTGGTTTAGCATTAGCTATTAGTTCCCATGCAGATGTATATTTAGGTTCATATCAAGGGTATGAATACTATTTACTGCCTAGTAAAACCAAACAAGTTACTGGGACTAAGTATGAAGTACAGATGGAGCGTTTTGTAGCTCAAGATAAGAAAGTGGATGGTTTAGCTCAAGGTAGTTATACACTGTATAGACGCTATATTGAGTGCTCAAACAAAACTGTCGCAACTATCAGTTGGGCAAATTACAATAAGCATAACAGATTGCTTGACAGTAAAAAAATGAGCCATCTAAAGTATTATGATATATTTCCCCGTTCATGGGGTTCTGCTTTATATGATGAGATTTGTCGCTGATGTATGATCGTTTTAATAACTGGCAACAGTGGAAATATTATTACCATGAGCAATTAAAACATCCTGCAGGTTTTGAAGAGATGTTTGTGGATAGGGTGTTAAGTCAAGTTACTGGTTTAACACCAAGTGATGTCATACCTCAGTATCACTTCGTGGATGATGTAGGGGGTAATCGTTATATTGATTTTATGGTACTCAATGAAGCCAAGGGTTATCATTTGGCAATAGAATTAGATGGCTTAACCAAAATCCAAAGTGGCTATAACACATTAGATTATGTGCGTTATCAAGATATGTGGGTCAGGCAAAATGCTCTGATGCGTACAGGTGCTGTGCTGTTACGCTTTACCAATAAGGATATGTTTCAACGGGTGAATTGGGTGATTCAGAGTGTCGTTGATACCTTGGCTTCACAGAATAAACAATATACTACTCAGCAAGGACTGATACAAGGATACCAAACACGGATACAAGCCCTAAAAAACCAAGCGACTGTTACACAACAAATGAAAGATACTGTGGCAATGCTACAAGAGCAGGTTACGCAGTTGCAGGTTAAACAAAGTAATGAAAGCACTAAAGAGCTTAATACGCAAGAATGGGTGATGAAACCCATTCCCAGTGTGTCTGAAATACAAGATGAGTATGCTCGTGAAGAGCAAAAAAGACTTGCAGCTATTAATAATGCAAATGCAACAGTAACTACAAAACAAGGTAGCTCTTATAGATGGATTTGGGTGATATTAGCGGTAGTTATCACTATATTTGGGTATCTTGCATTAAGGGATGACTATGTTACTGCGGAAGAGTATATACCTCCAGCACCCACAGCTACTACTCATGAACCCTATACTGCTTATGTACCTGTGGAGAATGAAGTACTACCCATTATCCAAGAGCCTGTAAGCGAGTATAAGGCAAAGCAAGAGCATATACAGACACTTACACCAGCACAACCTGAGCATAAGATAGATGTGGTTGATATACCCACTCATGATAGGTCAGGTCGTATAGAGAACATAGAGCGTATGGATAAAGAAAGCTACAGTGAGCGTGGTACGCTTACTCAAATACTAGATGAGACAAGAGCAGATAGGGAGTACTAATGGCTAATAAAAATAAAGCAAGTGTACTGACAGAAATAAGCCATGTCATTAGTGGTGCTGCTGAATCTATGAATAAATCCGTACAGGATTGGGCAGATAAAAGCAAACAAAAAAGGTTAGAACGCACCTTTAGTGATATTAATGAAGCTATACGCTTCTTAATTGATGGTAAATCTGTTGCTGAAGTAGAAAATTCCTTTAAAAATCATGCCTATTTAGATAATAAGGTGCAGTATAACTATCTAAAAGCAGGAAGATGGATGGACGGTTATCCTGTATATGTAGATAAGAAACAATGGGTTAAATTTGGTTATGATTATAATGGTAGGCACTGGGGTATTGAGATTACTGACAGTCTTATGATTTTTGTAAGAGATGCTAATGACTGCAAAGAAAATTACCATTCATACGCAGATCAAGTGAGACAGTTAGACGAAATGGTTGATAGCTTTTATAACTAAAAGAACTGATAGCTTTACTACATAAGAAAACCCCCTAAGACATAAATCTTAGGGGGTTTTTTATACATGAAACTTATAAAGCATAGATTAATGATTTTTGTTATGGCTTCATCATTGGTGTTACATTATCCGCATCTTAGTTAATAGATGATGGGATATGACTTTAACCGTTGATGTACTAAAAAAGAGTTTACCTAGTAAATATAAAAGAAATGTAAATGATGATTTACTAGAGCATATTAATACAATTCTTGATCATCCTGAGTTATATGATGATTATCGTAATAACTTCTTGACTTATATTTCTGTAATCCAAGATGGTAAATATAAACTGGATGATTATCTTAATGCGATTAAATACTGCACTCATAAACTAATGGGTGAAAGTAATATGGATAGCTTTGTTAAGACTTTTCCAAATCGTTATCAATCTATGATTGCTAAAGGTTATACAGCTAAAGAGATGAGTGCTCATGTAGCTATGTATAACAAGAATAAGTTAGTTAATACGATTCTAGAACAATCCATGATACCTACTTGGGTACTAAACCAAGACTTGTATCAAAAAGCAATCAATGTGCAAGCTGACTTAATGCTAAATGCAATGAGTGAAAAAGTAAGAAGTGATGCAGCTAATAGTTTACTTGTGCATCTAAAACCACCTGAAGTTAAGAAAGTAGAGCTAGATGTGGGTATCAAACAAAATGATGAGATTGAAGCACTAAGAAATATCACAGCTGAATTAGCTGCACAACAAAGACGCATGATTGAAGCTGGTGTGATAACTGCAAAACAAAATGCTGAAACCAAATTGATTACTAAGGTGTATGAACATGAAGCATAAACCACCAATATATGATTTACAACTAACTGTTTTGGTTTTAATGATTATTATCTTTTTGGTTTGGGTAATACTGGGGGCAGTAAATCATGGGTCATAAACAACCTAAAACAGTCAATGAATGGTTACAAGAAGTAGATTACAGTGATTTAGAAAACTATGTACCCAGTAAGTTTGCCATTGAATATGTAAACTTTATTAAGCTTGTCAATGGTGAAGAAGGTGAAGAAAATAAAACACCCATCATTCATTATAAGATGGCTGATTCTTTGGTTTCAGGGGATAGACAGATTGCTAACATGATTTTCCGTGGTGCAGCTAAATCTACTTTTTTGGGTGAATATTTCTTTTTATATTTGGCGGTATTTGGTGAATTACCTAATTTTGGGGTTGTGGATTTAGCCATCTATGTCACAGACAGTATTGATAATGGTGTTAAGTCTATGCGTAAAAACTTAGAGTATCGTTGGGCAAATAGTGAGTTTTTACAGAAATATATCCCTGAGATTAAGTTTACAGACATCAGATGGGAATTTAAGAATATTAACGGTAAGACTTTAATTGTCAAAGCATATGGTGGTAAATCAGGTATTCGTGGTGTCAAAGAAAAAGGTAAACGACCACAGATTGCTGTTATGGATGATTTGGTTTCTGATGATGATGCAAGAAGTCCTACCGTATTAGGTGCAATTAAAGATACGGTTCATAAAGCCATTGAATATGCACTACACCCAACAAAATACAAAAAGATATGGCTTGGTACACCATTTAATGCCAATGACCCTTTATATGAAGTTGTGGAATCAGGGGCATGGAAAGTTAATGTTTATCCAGTCTGTGAAAAGTTTCCTTGCAGTCGTGATGAGTTTCGTGGTGCTTGGGAAGACCGTTTTACTTATGATTTTGTTAATGAAAAGTATCAAACAGCACTGGCTTTGGGTAAGGTAGACAGTTTTTATCAAGAGCTGATGCTACAGATTATGAGTGATGATGATAAGTTAATTTTAGATACTGATATGCAGTGGTATATCTCAAATCATCTCATGGATAAAAAAGATAATTTTAATTTTTATATCACAACTGACTTTGCAACCAGTGAAAAACAATCAGCAGACTTTTCATTTATTTCTGTATGGGCAGTTAATCATAAGGGATATTATTTTTGGGTTGATGGTATTTGTGCAAGACAAACCATGGATAAAAACTTAGATGATTTATTCAGACTAGTCAGTCAGTATTCACCCTTATCTGTAGGGGTGGAAGTATCAGGACAACAAGCTGGATTTATCCCTTGGATTCAAAGAGAAATGTTTTCTCGTAATATCTTTTTTACCTTGGCTTCTAACAGTAAAGATGGTTCTGTTGGCTTAAAACCAAACACATCTAAACTTGAGCGATTTAATGTCATTGTCCCTGATTTTAAGCTAAAACGGTTTTTCTTTCCTACAGATAAAAGACATACACCAGCATTAAAAGAGCTATTGTTAGAGCTCTCACAAGCATCTGTGGGTGGTTTTAGGTCTAAACATGATGATGGTATAGATACAGTAAGTCAGCTGGCTATGATGACGATATGGACACCAAGCCAAGAAGCAAACTATCAAAAAAATACCCAAGGGATTTGGGAAGATGTATTACCCATAGAAACTCACTCAAATTTATCCAGTTATATCATATAAGGATACCAGTATGATTGTGCGTGAATATTTAGATTATCTAGCAAATACTGAATTAAAAAACTTAAACCTAATAGACACAGACACAGGCAAAATACCTACCAATAAATTGAGTAGATTAATGCACTTATTACAAGCAGGACTAAGAGAATTATCTACTCGCTTTGACTTGCAAAGTGAAAATATCCCTTATCACACCAAAACAGCAGGGATACATTCGTTGGATCTAAAACAAGCACAAAAGCACCATATCACTTCTGATGTATTAATGATAAATCATGTGCTTTGTATTTATGCTCAAACAGATGATGTCCTAAGTGCAAATGACTTAAGTCATCAGACCTTAGAATGTCTGTCTGAAAAAGCATTTCAAGAAAAAGCACTAAAGCTAAATCTACAAGATACTCTATACCAAGCCAATGAAACAATACCTTTTTATTGCTTGGCTTCACCCACTAAGCTACAGCTATATTCTCCTTATGATGTGGCACATTATCTAATCAATGCTCATGTTGTCTTGGGGGTAAATGACGCTCTACAACTGACAGATAAACTGCCTGTACCTACAGCCTATTATAATGCACTTGGCTTATATATTGCTTCTGTGGCTTTTAGGAGTGTGAATAATCAGTTAGGCGGTGATGTCAATGAATCTATGCGATATTACCAAGCATATCAACAAGAAATTATGATGTTGGAACAGCAAGGCATAAAACGAGATAACCAACCACAAACTCACTTATTTCATACAAAAGGATTCATATGATTAACCCTGAACAATTACAAGAACAGTTATTACAAGACCCACAAGCAAATCAAGCATTGCCTGATGAATTAATGGCTATGATGGGTGCAATGACAGCACCCAAAGAAGAGCCAAAGGCTCTTCAATTTAAGCAGGCTTATAGTATGCCTGATGATGACTTTAAAGCTTATGGTTATAGTAAGCTTGTCAAAGACGGCATGACTAAAACCAAAAAACAAAAATTAACTAACTGGCTTAATGAACCTAGTGTTCAAGATTTAAAGCACGATTATCAGCACGCTCAATCTGCTCAATCTAAATTCATCAGTGATTTGGAAAAATGGCAACAGTTATATCAAGCTCCTAGGTTTGGGGATAAAAATCACAAAGGCAGTCGTATTACCCCTAAGCTTATCCGCAAACAATCTGAATGGACAGCACCCAGTTTATCTGAACCATTTTTGTCTACAAATAATTTATTTGATGTCAAACCATTAACCTTTGAAGATGTAGACAGAGCCAAACAAAATGCACTGATACTAAACAGACAATTTAATACTCAACTAAATAAAGTATCACTGGTGGATAGTGTTGTTAGGCAAGTGGTTAAAAATGGCAGTTGTGTGTTAAGAATGGGCTGGGTATATCAAGAAAAACAAATCACAGAAAAAGTACCATTATTTAATTATGTCCCTGTGCCTTTAGAACAACAAGAACAAGCCAATCAGCAATTAGCACAGTTAGAGCAGTTAGCTCAAACAGAACCTGACAGTTATGAAGCATTGGCTGATGAAGTCAAAGCAGGCTATGAGATGAGTGTAGAAAAGGGTATTCCTTATATTGCTGAACCTGCTGGCTTTACAGAAAAACAAGCTAAGCGAGTGATTGTTAATAAACCTACTGTAGATATTTGCAATCTTAAAAATGTGTTCATTGATCCAACTTGTAAGGGCAATTTTGAAAATGCTCAATTTGTTGTTCATGCTTATGAATCATCATTATCTGAGTTAAAAAAACAAGGGATTTATCAGAACTTAGGTTATCTGATGGAACAACACGCTCAAGCAGATAATAGCATTGATAAACCCAGTGATGATGTCTTTAAATTCCAAGACAATGCAAGGCGTAAGCTTACGGTTTATGAGTATTGGGGATATTGGGATATTCATGATAATGGTGAAACTACTGCCATTGTTTGTGCTTGGGTGGGGGATACCATTATCCGTATGGAAGAAAATCCATTTCCCAAGGGTAAACTACCATTTGTTGTCTTTAATTATTTGCCTGAAGAAGAAAGTATTTGGGGCATTCCTAATGCTGAACTCTTAGGAGATAATCAAGAGATTCTAGGTGCTGTAACACGGGGTATGATTGATTTGTTGGGTAAAAGTGCAAACAGTCAAACAGCATTTCCTAAAAACTTCTTGGATTCAGCCAATAAAGTGAAATACTCAACAGGACAAGACTATGAATATAACCAAGGCTTTGACCCAAGAGTACATGTACATACACATACTTTCCCTGAGATTCCTAACTCAGCCATGATGATGGTACACAGCATGAATAATGAAGCTGAAAGCTTATCAGGGGTGAAAGCGTTCTCATCGCAAGGTATCAGTGCATCACATCTGGGGGATAGTGCAACTGCCGCTCGTGGTGTCTTAGATGCGGTATCAAAAAGAGAGATGAGTATTTTAAGGCGAATCAGTGAAGGATTTATCCAAATGGGTAGATTCATCATGGCTATGAACAGTGAATTTTTATCTGAAAAAGAGATTGTCCGTATTACAAATAAAGAGTTTGTAACCATCAGACGAGATGATTTGGCTGGTGAATTTGATTTAACTTTAACCATCTCTACGGCTGAAGCCAATGAAAATAAATCACAACAATTGGCTTTCTTATTACAAACCGTAGGTAATACATTAGGTACTGGCTTAACTCAGTTAATGCTATCTGAAATCGCACACTTAAGAAATATGCCTGATTTAGCCAAAGCGATTGAAAATTATCAAGAACAACCTGATGAGATGGCACAACAACTACAACAACTACAGATGCAAAAACTACAAGCTGAGATTGAATTGATGAAATCACAAGCAGAAGAAAACCTTGCTAAAGCACAAGTACAAACAGTCAAAGTAGGTACAGAACAAGCACGAGCAGAAAGCTTGCAAGGGGACGCTGATAATAAAGCATTAGACTTTGTAGAGCGAGACAGTGGTATAAAACAAGAGCATGACTTAAATAAACAAGCCATGATTAATCAAGGTCAAAATGAAAAAGAGATGATTAAACAACAAGGGCTATTAGACAGTCAAGCAAACCAGCATGATTATAATGTACTAAGTCAGCTACAACAACATGACCTAAACCAACAAGCAATGGCTAATGAAGCTCAAATGCAGTCTATTTTGCCACCAAATGCTCAACAATAAACGAGAATATGATGATTGATATAGACACCCTAGAACAAGAAAAGATAGCCTTAAAACGCAAAATACAACTATTTAGAGCGTTATCTAATTTAGAACATAACAAAGATTTTGTTACTTTGTTTAAAATGTATTATTTTAATGAGTATGTTTTAGATAGTGTTGCTAAATTATCTACGGATAAAGATAATCAGGCATCATTATATCTTGGCTTAGAGATGGTAAGTCAGCTACAAGCTGAATTACAAAACATTAAAACCCAAGGGGCAATGGCAGAACAGCAACTACAAGAACTCTCTGCTATCCCATTAGATGAGTACCTATGAGATGAGTGAAATTGACTATAGCACATTAAGTGATGAAGAACTGGCTAAACTGGATTTATCCAATGTAGAAGTGAATTGGGATAATAATCCAATCAACACAACACAAGATGAAATCCAAACAGCAGTAGAAGAAACTGATGATAACTCTGATGAGACAGTGAATGAAGCAGTAACACAAGCTGATAAACCATCAAGTAACCTTGATACACAAAACACCAAAGCGACTGATACTGATGATGAAACTGTACAAACAGAGTCTGACAGTGATACTAATACTGATGATAAGCCAGCTGAGCAAACAGATTACCAAGCATTTTATGAAAAACTGACTAAGCCTTTTAAAGCCAATGGTCGTGAAATCCAAGTACAAAATGCTGATGATATGATTGCTTTGATGCAACAAGGAGCAAACTACTCTAAAAAGATGGCACAGCTTAAGCCTAATTTGGCGTTAATGCGTACCTTAGAGCAACATGGCTTAAATGATGCAGATAAAATCACTTATCTTATAGACTTATATAATAAACAACCTGAAGCGATTGCTAAACTGGTTAAAGAAGCTGATATTGATTTATACAGCTTTGATACAGACCAAGCAGAACAGTACACACCAAAAACCGTGGTCAATGAACCTTCTGCATTAGAAGATACCATTACAGAGTTGTATGGTAATCATGAAACTTTTAAAGATGTGGTAACAGACATTACAACACTATGGGATAAAGAATCAAAGGCAATTGTCAGTGACAATCCTGAAATCCTAAGGGTAATGGCAAAACAAGCAGATGAAGGTATCTACCAACAAATCATGTCAGCCATTGATTATGAAAAAATGTTGGGTAGATTATCAGGCATTCCTTTCTTACATGCTTATGAGCAGGTAGAAGCTCGTATCTTACAAGCCAATCAACCTACACCAAAACAAGAGCAAGGATTTACTGCACCTAGACCACAAGCTAACCAAGAACATGTAAGTAATCAAAACCAAGCACAAAAGCAAAGAGCATCAGTACCTAAGGGCAGTGCAAGCCAATCTAATGCTGGTTTTGACCCATTAAAACTATCTGATGAAGAGTTTTTAAAATTCTATAATCAACAAAAATTCCACTAATACAAAGGAAAATTTCTAATGACAATTATATATAACAATGGTACTAACCCTACAAGCGTAGGAGCTACCCAACTTAATCCTCATGTCTTTGAACGCAAAGCTTTATTAGATTCACTAGAAGAAGCTTATTTTAGTCAATTGGCAGATAGCCGTACGATGCCTAAAACTTCAGGTACAATGATTAAACAATATCGCTACTTCCCTGTCATTGATGACCGTAACTCTAATGAAATGGGTTTGGACGCCAAAGGAGCAAAATACGCTAACGGTAATTTGTATGGCTCATCTAATGATGCTGGCTTAATTGCAGATAAATTCCCAGTACTGGGTGAATTGGGTGGTCGTAAAAACCGTATTGGTATGACTCGTAAAGAGATTCAATCTAATCTACAAAAGTTTGGTGTATTTTATGAATACTCAAATGATGCTGTGAATTTTGATTCTGATGCTAAGCTACTAGAGCATCTTGAGCGTGAAACTACCAATGCTTGTATGACTGTTTATGAAGACAAGCTACAGCTTGATCTATTGACGAATGCTGGTTTGGTCAAGTATGCAGGGACAGCAACACAAAATAGTGAACTATCCCATGGTATGGAGCTTAAGTACGCAGATTTGGTGAAGTTGGGTATTGATTTGGATAAGAACCGTTGTCCTAAGCAAACCAAGATTATCACTGGTACACGACTTACAGATACTCGTACAATCCCTGATTGTCGTATCGCTTATGTGGGCTCTGAGCTTATCCCAACACTAGAAGCCATGGTAGATTATCATAACAAGCCTGCATTTATCCCTGCTCATCAATATGCAGCAGGTACTACCTTGCTAAAAGGTGAAGTAGGGCGTATTGCAGGTTTTCGTATTATTGTTGTACCCCGCATGATGAAATGGGCTGGCGTGGGTGCTGCGGCAACCGATGCTGCTTATTATAAAACCAATAATAAATACGATGTATTCCCATTCTTGGTGGTGGGTGATGAAGCATTTACAACCATTGGTTTTCAGTCAGGTGGGGGTAATGGTAAATTTACAACCATTCATAAAAAAGCAGGTGAAGCAACAGCGTCATCTGCAGACCCTTATGGTGAAACTGGATTCACATCAAAAAAATGGTGGTATGGTTTTATGCCACAGTATGTAGAACGCATTGCACTGCTTAAAGTCGTTGCAAAAATGTAACAAGTAAAAGATAAAACATATACTCTGTGATGGGTATATGTTTTATTGGTTTAATAAATCATTTAAGGAATACTCTCATGACAACAGAAAACCAAACAAATAAAAGCCAATTAGAACAGCTAAAAGAACAAGCAGATGATTTGGGGCTAACTTACCCAAGTAAAGTAACCATCAAAAATCTAAAACAGATGATAGCACAAGAGCTGCTAAAAGAAACAGATGCAGATAATTCTGAACAAATCCAAGCCGTAGAGGATGAAAATCTAAAACTTGTTCATGTTATTGTTACTTCTATGAACTCACAAAAAGCCAGTATTGGATTTGAGACTTTTCAGGTAGGTAACTCTGTGATTGGCTCTATTAAACGAGTTGTACCACTTGGTAAACCTTGGCTTGTAGAAAATATCATCTTAAAAGCCATCAAAGATAAACAGTTCCAACAGTTTATTGAGCGAGATGACCCAAATAACCGTAATAATAAGATTGTAGAGTCTAAATTAGTACCTGCATTTGCGGTACAAGAATTACCGCTACCAACACCAAAAGAGATTGAAGAGCTGGCTAAACGACAAGAAACTCGTGAAGTTATTGACTGATTAGTACAAAATAAAGGACATCAAAAATGACAGTAAATATTCCAAATAGTCAGGCATTGCCTGACTTTAATATTAATGAACTCACCCATGGGACATTAGACGGTACAGGCGTTTTTGATGTTCTGATGGATGCTGTAAAAGTTCATTTACATGAAGAGTTTAAAGCGGAACGAATCAGAGCAACAGACTATGCCAATGCGTATATCCGTGGTATGGAAGTTGCCTTACAAACCAGTAGTCAATATGCAATTAGTAAAGCTAAACTAGGTGTTGAACTACAGCTTATGGCTAAAGAAATACAGAAGGTTGATGCAACAATCAAGACAAGCCAGTATCAAGATTTGCTAATCCAAGCACAAACAAAACAAGTCACACAAGAAACTGATAACATCAAAGCAAAACTGCCTAAAGAAGTACTGATTTTAGATAGCCAAAAAGCAATGCTAGATGCACAATGTCTAGGTCAGTTGGAACAAAACAAACTGACAACAGCTCAAGCGTCTAATATCACCACCAAACTACCTAAAGAGTTGTTATTGCTTGACGCACAGACACTACAAACCAATAAACAAACAGACCAACTCACTCAGAAATTACCTAAAGAGTTGCTACTATTGACTGCTCAAGAAGCACAAATCAAAGGACAAACTGCACAAGTAACTTCACAAACTGCTCAGATTGTGGCCCAAACTAACGCAATCACAGCTAAGACACCTAAGGAAATTCAAGTACTAGATAGTCAAATTGGACAAACCAATGCACAGACATCAGCCATTACAAGCAAGCTACCAAAAGAGATTGCACTACTGACATCTCAAGACCTACAAGTCAAAGAACAAACGAAGCAGATAGCACAGCATATCTTGGTAGAACAAGCACAACAAGAACTAACTGGTGCTAATGTAGCCTTGGTTTCAGCACAAGCAAGTGCCGTTAGTGGTAAGCTTAATAAAGAGCTTGCTTTGATGGAAAAAGACATCATACTAAAAGATAAACAAGTACCACAGCTAGAAGCTGATACTGCCTTAAAAGCTGCTCAAATTTCTTTAATGAATGAAGAGCTAAAAGTAAAACAAGCTCAAGTACAGATTGCTCAAGGTGAGCTTGAGATTAAACGAGCACAACTACCCTTAACCCAAGCCCAAACAGCACAGGTGCAAGAAGAAGTCAAAGCAATCACGCAACGAATCAAAACAGAAGTAGAGCAGACCAAGCTTATCCAAGCAAACGCTAACCAAGCTAATGCACAAACTGCTCAAATCCAAGCACAGACAAGCAGTATCACAACCAAGCTTCCTAAAGAAGTTGAAATGCTGACTGCTCAAAAGGATATGGTCAATACACAGCGATTAGGTCAAGTTGAACAGACTAAATTAACCCAAGCACAAACAGCACAGGTAACAGGTCAGCTTGGTTTAATCAATGCTCAAACCACCACAGAAAGTAAACAAAGTGCTTTGGTTGAAGCCAATAAACTGATGGTAGATGCTCAGCGTAATACACTAAACAGTAAGACATCTAAAGAGCTACTGGCTTTAGATGCACAAACTGGCTTGACAAACGCACAGACAAACCAAGTAACAAAACAAGTAGATCAGCTGGTAAAACGACTGCCTAAAGAGCTATTGATACTAGATGAACAAGTTAAACTGACAACAGCTCAAGTATCACAAGCAAACGCTCAAACAGGGCAGATTAACAGCAGATTGCCTAAGGAGCTTTTGGCTTTAGATGCTCAAGTTGCACAAACAAAAGCACAGACCAGTGCCATTACTGCCAATGTGAATCCTGATTTGGAACTAAAAGCAAGCCAAAAACAACTCACACTAAACCAAGCTCAACATGAAGTCGCTAAGTCTGCATTAACCACAAAACAAACATCCGTACTAGATGCTCAAGTGGCTTTAAATCGTGCTCAAGTAGATCTACAACAAGCCCAAAAAGAACTGACACGCTATGAACTTCAAAATATCAAACCACAAGAGCTACAATTAGCCCAGCAAAAGGTCAATGTGGCTCGTGAAGAAGTGAAAGTAAAAGCCAAAGAAGTTGAGAGAATCCCTGCTGAGATTGCCCAAATCACCGCCCAAAAAGAGCTATATAGCCAAAAGGTCATTACAGAAAAAGCACAAACAGATGGTCAATACATCAAAGCAAACTCTGTTATGGATAAGAACAATAAAGTACTGACAGCACAGGCTAAGAGCTTTGATAATGACAGTAAGCTTAAGATGGCAAATATCATGGCTGATGTATGGAAAGTACACCATACCAATGCCGCTGACCAAGCCGTACCTAATGATGTCAATAAACTCAATGCGTCTAATATTGGTCGTGTGATTGAAACAGCCATTACAGGGGTAACTTCAGTATAATCTGTAATTAACCAGTCCTTACAATAATAAGCTAAAGTAGCAATACTTTAGCTTTTTTATTGGTTTAAATAGGTAGGTTATGAGTTTATTTAAAAAGAAAAAGACATTTACAAATACAGACAGTGCTTCTTTGTATGCCCCCAGTCAAGTCAGTGATGCAAAACAGGTTAAGAAGCAAGCCATTAAACAATGGGTATTTGAAGGTTCACAAAGACCCTTACATGAGTATTTATTAGCTTCCAGTCAAAATGGCTTAAAAAGCAGATGGGATAAGTTATATGAGCTGGTACAAACCAAAAATATCTATAGTGAGTATCGTTGGGATTTTGGTGAGTACAGTGCCATAGGCAAACCACTAAAACAATTAAATTGGAAAAAAGCAGCGGAAGAGTATCTTAAAGAAAAATTCCCAAACCAAATAGATAAATTTTTGCACATAGATCATGGAGACTTATGGGAATTGCCTAGTGTAGATGCTTGGGCAAGAAAGCGTTTTAGATTTAGACAAGTGAATAAAACTGACCATAATCATGAAGTACTCATACAAAGTAATCCAAGATATGTGGTGGTATTAGTAGGTAATGATTATAACCTACAATCGTGGTATCTTGGTTCTAGTAGTTATGTTAACAAACCTAATTATCACTATCTACACCCTAAGAATCGCTTAAGTCGTGCACACAATTATAGTAGGGCTTATAGAACAAAATTAGAAACAAATCCAAGGGAAATTAGAGAATTAGCCAGCTATCCTAGAGTAAAACCTTTATCTAGAGAGTCTTATACCTTTGTTAAATTTCTAAAAGAAGACTACGATAAAATCATGCGTGAAGAAGTAGCAAGTAAAGACACGATGCCTATCGCAGAGCTGATTGGGATAGATGCTAAATCACTACTGCCTAATATCTCTACAAACTATGTACCTACCCCTTATCCTGATGATGAACGAGATACAAAACCTTATGAATGGTTTGGTGCAGAATATATTGATAAACAAGGTAATGTACAAACCTACTATGAACATATCCCTGATTTAAGAAATCATCGTATTGGGGCATTGGCTAGTAAACACACAACTACAATACCCATCATTCAGTATCACCCAATACCAATACGAATCTCTGATTATGATATGGATAAAGATTCAGAACTGCTGACAGGAAATTCTTTATTGGGTAAATTGTTTTTAAATAGACAAAGACGCACAGAACAATTAAAACAAAGCCACGAGCGTATCGCCTATGACCGTGCTTATGCAGCAGAAGCATTAGCGGTACTTGGGTATGATATTAAAGAATTAATTTCTAGTTTTCGTGATAGTATGGGTGCTGATTGGGGTAAATTAGATGATGTATGGATACACTTGAGCGTACCGTTGCCTTATGATAAATCAGATTTTGATGTACCTGTACTACACAAATACTGGCACCTGTATAACTACATGATGTTTAAGTTTAGGATAGCAACTTACTTTAATCCTGATTATCAAGCATATTATCGTCAGTTTACTTATATGTATAGCCTACCTACAGAGTATGGTGGCATTGATGACACTGTGTTTTGGAGACAGCAGGGCAATCCGTTTACTTTTCAATCACACAGATTCAAGGTGATGACATACAACCGTGAACACATAGATGATTTTAGAAGTAATTTTATTAGGCATAACTCCCCAGTTAATGAATATGAACTAGAAAATAGTACTGAACGCATGGCTCAGAGAATAAATACCAGTAATGGCAGTACTTTTGATATTCCCAATGAACTGCTGGATATCAGAATAAACCATCAGACGAATGGCTCTTATACAAGACCTGATAACTATTGGTCTGTGCCCTATAACTTATACCCTTATAACAGAATACCTAAAACAACAAGAACACCTATAGGAAAAAATAGCACCTTAATGGCTTCAACGCTATATGGCAGTAGGGTAGTGGGCTTTACTACATTAGCCTACCATAATTTACCTGTCATACCTTACTTACTAAAACAATTAACTCGTCATGAACAAGATGAACTTTTACAGTATGCAATGCAATTACATACCCGTACAGAAGAAACTGTCAAGGTATATCGTGATTGGGTTAAACCAGCTGTTAAGTTTGGTGCTGTGATTGTTGGTATTGCTGTTGCTATCATAACAGGGGGTGGTGATGGTGGCAGTACTTATGCAGCTTTAGTGGCTTTAGCAAAGTCATTGGCAGTAAGTCTTGCCATTAATTTTGTAGTAAAAATTGCTGTTAAGTTAGGACTGGTTTCACCCAAATTAGCTGGCTATTTACAACTGATTATTACAGTGGTTATGGCGGCTCATGGTGCAAGTTGGGACTTTAGTAAGCTTATAACCGCACCTAATATTATGACTGCAGTAAACCAGTCATTTAATGCTTATAACAAACAAAAAGCTTATGAGTTAGCTGAAGTATATAAACAAATCCAAGATGAAACTGTCAAGTATCAAACCAAAACAGAAGCACTCAAAACCAAACAAAAGATGCTGGATTTGGGCGTAGCTAAAGATGCTAAGCTGTATCTTAACATGCCAAGCTATGCACCTAAAGTAAACTTATTTGAGACACCTCAAATGATGTATGCTAGGCATAGTAACATCAATGTCGTCAATTTGTCTTTAGGTACAGTAAGTAATTTAGCTGATGGTTTATTAAGTAAACAACAAACCCCTAATCTAACAACTGTGGCAGACATACAACAACAAGTTGAAGATGTTCTTTTAATCACTTAACTTTAAACCAAAGGAGAAATTTTATGAATGAGATTGTTGCCAATCCTTTTTATGTACCAACAGTAGGTAGTTATTTAACTAATAATACCCCAACAGATACATCTACGATTACCCCTACTACTGTGCCTACTATGACCCTACCAGCTGATACTGTAGTTACCCAGCCTAATGCTAATTACAATGGTTTAGGTCTACCAAGCCAACAACAACAGTGGAGAAATGCGGTAGGTAGTGTAGGCAGTCTTATCCAATCAAGCTTATCTAACAATACAAGGGGCTTTAGAAACAGTTGGGGACAAATGAGTACTGGTGAAAAGTTTAATACTGGCTTAAAAGCAGTAGGTTCAATTCTTGAAGCAATTAACGCTAGAAAAGCACATAAGCTTGCTAAACAGACATTGGCTCATGATATGATGAATAACAATCGTAACTATGAGATGCAAGCCAAAGCTTGGAATAATACGCTAGAAGAAAGACAACGCTATCGTCAAGCGTATTGGGAAGCCAATAATAAAGGTACAGGTATTGCTAGACCTGAAAGCATTGGGGAATACTTAAATAGATATGGAGCGAAGTAATGAGTAATTTTGATACAGTATTTAGTACAGCACCTAAGTGGACAAATGTAGAAGCCATTGATGCTACTGATGTCATTAATAGTGCTTATAAAAATGCTGAACTTCAGAACAAAGCTTTTAAACAACTAACTGAAGCAGGTGCTGATGTATTTAAATATGCACAGCAACATAAACTTAATGAAGTTGAGAAAGAAATCAATGCAATGAATCTAGATCAATTTCAAACTACTGATAAAGCTGCCTTGATTGACGATCTGATAACCAAATATGGTACTGACATTGGTGGTTTTGATGCTGCTAATATAAACAGCATTAATAAATATGTAGATGGTCGTAATACTACTTTAATCAAAGACGCAGTAGATGCTATTGATTATGATAGTAAGTCAAGAAAAAATACCACAGAAGTTATGCAGTATGATGCTGATAATACTGCTGATGTAATCCACAATTTAACCAAAACCACAAGTCTCTTACCTGATGGTCATCCTGATAAAGATAAAATATATCAGCAAATAGAGAGCCTTACAGAAAAATTTATGACTAAGCACCCTAGTGGTAGTACTTTTTTAAATAGATCTCTACAAAGCATCGTAGACGCTGATAAAAAAGCGAAAATAGAATCAGTACGACTTGATAATGCTCATGTTGATGAAGTTGTTAAGTTATATGGATCTGCTTATATTTCTTATTTAACTCAAATTAGTGCTCTTAAAGCTGAAGAAGCTAAAGCCAATAAACTAGAAGATTCAGAAGCTAAAAAACAAGCACTAGCTGATATTGCATTTGATAAGGCAGCATTAATATCTCATTATGGTTCAGAGATGATTGAGTCCTTAAAAAACCCACTCATCTTAGCGAGACTAGAGCAGAACGCTTATAACGACTTCCATGCTAAACGCATGAATGAAGCGGAGTATGAAGCAGCTATTTCTGCTATTGAAAATGCTAAAAAAGAGCTTGATATTAAGTGGGCTAAGGTAAATAATGACTATAAGCTGGGTAAGCAAGAGAATGCTATTAAACTATTTAAAGCAACTATTGAAGATAAAGGTTCTGGTCGTTCATCAAGTGAATTTAAAGATGCTACAAAAAACAATGTGAATAGACTTACTAGTATTGGTTTAACTGAAGAGCAAGCTCTTGGGTTTATCGGTGAAAATGGTGAATTTAATCCTAATAAGGTGTTAGCTAGTACACTTGCTTATGCAAACAAGCTACATACCCAACATAACAATTCTCACATTCAAGGCTCTAAAGTAAGTTCTAGTGAGTGGTTTACTAAAGAAGCACCTAACTTAGCTAAAAATGCAGGAGTAAGTGATACACGCTTAAGAGACTACTTCGATTTAGCTCGTAAACATGGAAAGACTGATGCGGAGAGAATTAAAATTGTAGAGGCAGGTATTGCAGGTAGACTAGACATTGCTTATCAAGGCAATGGTTGGGGTATCATAGATATGTTTGGGGTAGCTAGGAATGATTCCCTTGATAATATGGAATATACACTTTTAAATAAGAAGGTTCTTGATAATATTAGGACAGAGATAGCTAATGAAGCTTTCTATAGAGCTGCTAATGATTTCTCTCTCTATCTACAAGCAATTAATACAGCATACCCAACAGGACTTGAAGGGTTTGTTAAAGATAATGCAGTAGCTTTAGATCAAAACAAGGCATTTAAGAAATATGCAGATGCAAATACCATTAAACTTTTAGATGAGGCACTTGAAGCATTTCCACAACAAAAACAGCAGAGTAAGTCAAGTGATAAAGAAAAAAATCAAAGTAAAACTCCAACCTCAACTGCACCAAAAACCCCTGTTGGTTGGGAAAGAAGTGTGGAGAACGGAAAGAAAAGTCTAGATGAAGCTCTTAGGTATTTTGGTATAAATTAGTTCTCAATAAGAGTTATTGTTTTATATGAACCCTGATATAGTAGTATCAGGGTTTGCTTATTAATAATTACTTTGTTGGTAAGCACTTTCTTGTAGAGTTTCAGCAGGTTTATCAAATAAACCCATAAAGAGAGCAGCAATAAGGGCAATATAAAACAATAGAAGAAGTATAGATATTAACTTAATTCTACGATACCAACCTTTTACTTTAGCTTTGTGATGTAATGATTGAGCACCTTCAATGGACTGATTTAATATTTTATCTACAGCAGATTCTTTTTGTTGTACTTCAATCGTCATTTCATCAAGATCACCTAAATCCTCTTTCTTAATCTTGATGGTTATTTTCTCTGGTTTCTTATTCATAGTTAGTAACTATTAGTTAATATAAGTAATATAAGATTACCGCCTTTGGCGGTGGTGTGGTTGGCTTTAAAGTAATATAAATACCTAGTATAAAAAGATTACCCTATTAAGCTAAGATCACCAAAGTGGTGCAAGCCAGTAAGAACATCAAAGGCATATGCCAGTAGTACTCTAGTGCAGGCACTACAGTAAGTGATTGGGTTAACCTAATGTAAGCACACACTAATCGGATGGCTAATAGAGCAAATGTAATCACAATAGCTAGAGCCACAATAACAGCTACTCTAAACCAAAGCATACGAACCTTTTCAAGTTCTGCTCGTTGTTGATTGGTTTGTAGCTCTGCATTGACTGCATCTATCACTGGAGTGGTTAATGCCTTCTCTCGCTTTATAGCCATCCAGTATTCCTTAAGCGGTAGATCATGGCTTGTTCAGATACCCAAAATTGCTCTGCCATATATTGTATGGTTGGTTTGGTAGCGTTCTCTACCACATAATCAATCACGCCTTTTGGCATTAGTAACTCTGCTGCAAAAGCATTGGCTTCAATCTCAAGATTACTGGTTGTACCTTCTTGACGAAACAATGTCACAGGACTATCTTCACGCTCCCCATGTAGTAGGACATGGTGTCCTAACTCATGGGCAAGGGTAAATCTCTGACGGTTTGAGTGCTGGTTAGCATTAACTCGGATAACTGGCTGATCTCCATCAAGGCTATAAGAACCTGATGTCGTGTCTTCCATATCGCTATCCAAAATCACTGTTACACCTAAAGCTTCTGCAATATCTTCTGGCTTAATAGGTAGCTGTCTATCCCAGTAAGTACTTAGGATATTACGAGCCATATTTACTGCATAGGTCATATCTCCCCCTTATACTTAACAAACCAGTGGCTAGTGTAAGTATATAATAAGGTTTTCGTGCACAGTGTCAATACAAGGGTACTTATATTAACTATAAAATATATAAATATCCCATATAAATATTGACTCATACAGCTTCATCAATTAGCTTCAATGACATGATCTCAATAATATCTACCCCAAATACTTCTAACCATGCTGAAGCAGGGTAACGGTTAATCATCAAACCATAATGGTCTTTTTTAACTGGTTGGACATGGTTTTGTGTACACCATCTTTTTAACTTTACCCAAGGGTAGAGTACTTCAGTTCGTAAATAAACTTCTGTTGTAGAGGCTGATGGTTCTTGTAGTATGACTGGTTTAGGTTCAGTCAGCTCATCTTTTAGCTCTGATAGCATGGCAATGGCATCAGAAAAGTTTGAAATGAGTGCATCAATTTTGGCGATATTCATGGAATTACTCCTATAAGTTAAAAGAATTAATAAAAAACAAACCACAAAAGCGTCCAACGGACGCAAATTAGTTATCTGTCCTGCTCTAGTTGTAAACTTACTTTATTTCTTAGAGTAACTGGATAGGTAAACTATGAGTACTGATCTTGATAAAGTCCTTCAAAAATTACAAGCAGCCCAATCACGCAATATTGCTCAAGTAGAACAAGCCCAAAAGAGGATGGGTATTGAAACCCATAGTGAAAGACAGAAGCGTCTTGCAGATGAAGAAGCTGCACGATTAGCTTCGGAAAATAGTTTTTATAAGCAAGTTGCTACAAATAACACTATTACACCTGAGATTGCTCCTGTATATTCTCCTAAAGTCACAGCTAGACATAACGGAGGTAACATACTCACTGATACAGGATGGGGTGCTGCTTCAGGTGTAAACTCATTAATTCAAGGTGGTTTAGCAGTGGCTGATACAATGCTTACACAGCATGTTGTTAATCCAGTTAATAACGCTTATTCTATGTTTACTGGAGACTCAAAACCTTTAATTCCAATGCCTGAGAGTGAACAGAAGATAGCAGGGCGAGTTGTCAATGCAGGGATATATCAAGCTGCATTAAAGAAGCTGGGAATCTATGATGCAAAGGCTATAGAAGAATATATAGCTAAAAAATACTCTAATGAATATTCCCGTCAAAAAGCTGAAGTAGATGAAGCAGTTAAAGATATTGAAAACCCTTTACTCAAATTTGCTGCTACTTTTGGGCATAGTTTAACTAAACCTAATCTCTTGGCTGCAGGTGCTGGATCATCTTTACCCCAAGCACTTCCTGCAGGTGCTATTGGCAGGGGTGCAAAGGTAGCTAATGCAGCTTTATCAGCAAGTACAAGAGCAGGAATAGGTACAGCAGTTACATCTGCTGTTGTAGAGATGGGTGATACAGCAAAGGATAAAGGCTATAGCACACATAGGGATATGGCTTATGATCTCGCTACAGGTGCAGGTCTAGGTCTTGTTAGTAAAGGATTGCCTTCTTCATTTTCTACTGAACAAATCATTGCTAATGGAGGTGTTTCAAGGATATTAGCTAACTCTGCAAATAGAGCTCGTACAACAGCTGTTAATACAGCTACTGAAACAGGTCAGGAAGCTGTACAAGGTGCATTAGAATCTGCTCTAAACCAACAACAAAAAGAAGGTAAAATTGATTGGGGTAAAGTAGGTAAAGATGCAGGTATGGAAGCTGCTGTAGGCTTTGGTATGGCAGGTGGTCCTGCTATAGTAGGTAACATAAAAGCAGCAGTAGGGGATGTTAAGGGTTTTAGATCTACTTTAAAGACAGACCCAAATAACAAAAACTATGATCCTAATTATGCTTATCAAGTCAGTGCAGGCAAAGCTGCTTTAGGTGAGATAGATATTGATAGTGCTAAAGCTGAACAGACTCAAGCATTAACAACGGCTATGAGTCGTCTTACTGAATTTGATGAAAAACTGGCACAACTGCCTGATGGTAAGAAAAAAGAGAAATTACAAAAAAAGCGAAATGATTGGTTTAATAACCAAGTACAACCCTTACAAGATACCGTTGCTGCGTTAGAACAAGTAAGTAACTTACAGTTATCCCAAGAAATGTCTTCTGATGAAGTCTTACAGCGTATTCTTGACCTAAATGCTGAAGCTTACCATAACCGCAAACAACAAGCAGAACAACAACTGACGGATGCTGTTAATTATCAACCTGAAATCCCTGAATATACTAATGTGGATGGTGTTGGGACTAGTACTACTAGTACACAGCAAGCATCTACAGGCGTTATTGCCATTGGTGATAGCATTGCCAATGCGTTTGGTAATCAATATAAAAAGGCTGGTGTCACTTCTTACAGTAAAGACGGTCGTAATCCTAATGAAGTACTTAATACCATCACGAAACTTAGTAAGAGTGAATTACAAGGTAAAACTGTCGTTCTATCTACTGGCTTATCTAATAATACCAAGGCTGATTTAAACACAATCCGTAAGCAGATTAAGTATCTAAAAGATAATGGTGCATCCGTACAAGTTATGGGTGTTGCTAATAACTTTAAAGATGACAGTAAGCTTGGTACTCGCATGAATACTGACTTAGCTAATATTGCTAAGGAAATGGGTGTAACTTTCCTTGGTGGTTTTGATTATGCTAAAGCAGATAAATACAAAGCACACCCTGATAGTGGATGGTATAAACCAATTTATGACAAAGTAGGTATTACCCAAGCACAAGGACAAGCAGTAACAGGTACATCTCAGTACTCAACTAACTTCAGTATTGATAATAGCAATAAGAGTCGTGATGACTTGATTATGGGTACTTATACGGCTTTTCGTAAAGCAGGCTTTACTGATGGGCAGGCACGCTATTTAATTGGTGAGGTAAACCGTGAAAATGGCTTTAGTGCTAAGACTATGTTTGGTTCTCACTCAGACCATGCTAATGGTGCTAATAACTTTGGCTTCATCAGTTGGCAACAAGGCAGGCGTACTAACCTATTTAAGTTTTTAAAAGATAGGGGAATTGATGTTAAAGAGTCAGGTATTCCACAAACACAAGCCAGTTTAGATGCAATGGCTGCTTTTTTTATGCAAGAAATGAAAAGCGGTGGAATAACACTTAGTCAGTATAGAGGTGGTACTTATGATACTCGTAACTTCTTAAAACAAGCCAACCCTGACTTAAAAGACAGACGCTGGGGTCATGCTGCTATTGGTTGGGCTTATGGTCAAAATAAATTAAAAAGCGGTGCATCATTTGACTCTAGCACACATGAAGCCAAGTTAGATAAGGGTCATGCTGATATTAATCGTCTATTAGGCTCTAATTACACTGGGTCTTTTTCTAGTCAGTCTAGTAACAGTAATCTGAACGTAGATGATAACCGTACAGCACAAGAGCGACTAGAAAGTTTAATAACGAAATTAAAAGATGAAAAAACCAAAACTAAAGAAGCAGAAGCTCAAAAAGCGTTGCAAGACAAGATTAGCTCACTAGAAGCACAGGTTGCTGATAATCAGACTAACTCACAACAAGAACAAGTCTCTGTAGAGTCTGAAGCAGTCAGTAAAGCACAGCAAGATACCTTTGATGAAGTCATCCGTTATTCTGAGATGCTCTCTGATGACATGATTAACATTTTGGTAGAACAAGGTGCATTAAGTGAAAAACACGCTGAGAAACTTCGCTTATTAAAGGAAGTGCGTGTTGTAGAAAATGCGACTAAAAACGCAGACGATGTTAAGCATGATATTTATATTGGCAAGAAAGCCAAGCGTGCTGAAGATGGTTATATTGGTTTACAAAGCTACCAACAAGGTTTGGTACAGTACTTAAAGACAGATGATATTGGCGTACTAGACAGTTACTATAATCACTTGTCTAGATTCAATGAAAGCCATACATCTAAAGCTATTGCTGCTAAACAAGCAATGGATAGTTTTGATGAAATTCAACAGCCATTGTATATTGCCCGTAAAGCAGATAGCCAAGAATGGGAAGTCCATGAAGGCAGTATCTCAAAAGAGTTGCGTGCTAAAACAGGTGCTATTGAGATTAGCAATATCTCAAGAAACTTTGTTAATAATTTGATTGAAGAAGCTGCTCATCTTAATCAAATCAAACAAGGGTATGATAAAGCTTATGAGTTACATGGTGCATCTGACCGTATTAAAGAATCAGTTAAAGTATCAGACATTGGTTTAACAGACTTTAGTCAAATTAATACTGGTGTATCTCAACAACAACAGCAACAGCCTGTATCTATAAAAACCCCTACAGAGCAAACAGCTGTACAAGTTACTCGTGCATCAAATATTAATCAAACGCCTGTAGCTGATGTTACAACATCAGACCCTACTATAGAGCCTACAACAACACCTACACAAGAATCTATACCTGTTACACCACCTGTAACAAAAACACCATCTAGTGTACCTACCCAAAGAAAACCTTTACGATTGCCTACAAACCCATATAACGATACTTTGGCTCGTGATAGTAGTGTGGGTGAATATCAGCGTAAAATCCAAGAAGGCGTGGCAACACCTAATTATGTTTGGCTTGGGCGTGGTGAAAGGCAGGTCAATGATGAAGGTAAAATGGCAACAGTATCTTTATCTAGTATCTATCGTGGTACTGGGTCAGCTAAAGACCCTAAAACTGGTCAAGTTACTGTTAGAAGTAATGTCTTTACTGATGAAAATAAAGAAGTCATTAAAGCAGGTATCTTTGGATCACCTATCCAATCACCCATCTATGTCAATTCAACCAACGCTCATGATCAACAGAAGCTTAAGTTGATAGAAGAGTTTGGTGGGGATATGTATAGCATTGTCCATGATGGTACGCAGGCAGGTAAAGACGCTGCTATGATTGAAAGTGCTAACCGTTATATGGACTTTATGCGTGTTGCTGTTAGCAATAACCAAGACTTTAGTCGTGCATTATTACAGATGGCTGCTAACCCTAATACTGGTTTTGTTGTACAGCACAAGATGAGTAACTCAGCGTTTAGTGAAGCTGCGATTGTTCCTAGAGTGGTAGAAGAACTCCGTAAACACCCAGCACTACAAAAAATATCATATAAAGAGCAACCACAAGCTGTCTTTAATGTTCTATCCAATATGGGTACATTAATGGCAGATGGTCAGTTTCATAGTGAAATTCAACGACCTATTGATACGAATACCTTTGGTAAAGAAGATAACTTATATAAGCCCCATGTCTTTTCTAAAGATGATTTAAATAAGTTCAATGAATATACAGCTACTAATAGTACTAGTAATACAAGTACTGGTTTGAACAGTGGTAATGCAGGAAATAATACTCCACCTAATATTACTGATAATAATGGAATTACTGAAACTGGTATTGATGAAAATACAAATACTGATTTTGACCTTAGTGTCTTTGAATCTCATCAAAATAACACCACAGAAGCGACAAAGACGCTTCCTACAGATGTTTCTACCAATACAAAAGAAAACTCTACCCAAGAGGCTGAATCTTCTGCAGATGAGTCTGTAACACCACAAGAGACAGTTGCAGTAAAGCGTAATTCATCTATACCAACGAATCGTGCTAGTAATGCAATCACGAAAGAAACTGTACTAAAACCAATGCAGGTTCGTAAACTAGAATCTACTTCTAAAGCAAAAGAAGAAAACAAAGCAGAAGATACAGTTTATATTACAAATACGCCTATTGAAAAGAGCTTTATCAATAAGCCAGTTAAAGTAAGTGATTTAGCCAGTTCTATAGAATCATCTCAGATTAAAACTAAAGATAAATCTCAAGCTGAAAACCAAGCACTAATCAGTGTATTGTCTAAATATAGTCCTGATATTAAAGTTAAGATTCAAGACAAAACTAGCTATGACGAAAAAGCCAGTTATGATGATGACATTATCCGTGTGAGTGAAGATAGTAAAGATATTACTCGTGATATTGCTCAAGCAATGGTACATAAGCAGATTGGTAACATTGCTGATGAACTAGATACCCTAGATCATGTGACTGCCTTGGCTAACATTGAAGCCAAAAAACAAAGAGATGCTAATAGAAAAGAAGGTAAACAAAACACTGATACGCTCTTTGATGATGAAGTTATTGACAGACAAGCCAAGCTGGGTGAATTACGCTTAACAATAGACAGTATCAATAAAGATGTGCGTAAGCACATGCGTAAAATCTTATCTGACCCAAATCAAAAATTTACTGAAAACAGTAAAGCACTACTGATGAGAGCAACGGATTCTGCTGCTGATTTATTACAGCTTGGTTTATTTAATGAAGATGTTAAGTCTGTACTAAAACAAGTTAAAGTATCTCGTGGTAAGAACAAAATTACTAAGGCTTATCATGCTTTAATGGATGCTGTTACTAATTTCTTTGGGTTTAGTAAAGATGAATCTACAGCGTATACAAAACTGTTAGGTATTGTTAGTGATAGCACTTCTTTGAGTGTTTTAGATAGCGAAGGTAATTTCTCTAAATCTTCTGAAGCTAAAATACGCCAATTAAATGAGCCTGCTAAAAACATTGAGGAAGATCTGACAAAACCTATTACTGCAACAAAGGATTCTAAAGTTGTTAGAAATATCTTAAAAACAAGCTTTAGGCAAGCACAGACACTACATAAACCGTTAAGTAGTATCCAAAACTTTGTCAGAGAGCTTTATACAAACCCAGTTAAAGCCAGTCAGATATTAAATCTTGAGCCACCTACAAAAGCACAAAGAGAACAGATTAATGATTTTGCTGAGTTTACTGCTGAGTTTCGTGAGCATCTAAAACAAGTATTTAAACCAACGGATGAAGGTTATGAAAACAGAGCGTTGGCAAACTACTTCTATGATAAACAAACTGGTGAATTTGATAGTAATGTTTTAGATGCACTAAGTTATGGTGCTTATGACTATCTAAACAGCGTTGCTAATCATACTATGAATATGCGTGATGATATTCTTGCTTTACTTGGTTTAACCAGTAAGGATGTAGAACAGAAAAACAATGCTCACATTACTAAAGAAATGTGGGAAACCTATAAGTATATTGGCTCAGGTTATGTCAAGGTTGCTGATGATTTAGGTAAACGAATTGCTGAAACATTAAACATTCAGCGTACAGAAAATGGTTCTATTACGGTAGATTCTCGTCTGTATTCTGCACTGGGTACTTGGGCATTATCAGCAATGCAATCTGCGGATTTAATTCACTTACATAGCATTTCTAGTGAAAAACATAAAAAAGCTATTGAAGAAGTTCGTGGTGTTATTGATGAAAAAGATTTTAATTCACATGGTACTGTTCGTTTTGTCTCTATTACCAATAAAGAAGGTGAAGGTATAAACAAACGCATCAATGAAATCAGTGAAGCCAATAAAGGTACAGCAGGCTATCTGACAGATATTATGGGTGGTGTTAGTGCTGTACGCATGCCATCACTTAAGCCAATAGAAGAAAGCATTGCTAATGTTAAGCGTAGAATCAAACGAACTGATGCAACAGTTACTGACCTACAAGCCCAGCGTGTTGCTAAAGCACAAGCCCATGCAAATGTGATTAATGAACCTACCTTTAGTCTATTAACTAATTTGGCTTCCCAACATGAAGATGCTTTCCTTGAGATGATTGGTGCTAAGTTAAAAGAAGGTGAACTACAAACAGCTCATATCAATGACCGTGATGGTTTAGAAGGTAAGGCAGAAGCTGTTATGCGTGATTGGACAAATGCTGTAGATTTCATCAATAGCATACCAAAAGTAGATGGTGTCCGTAAGTACTGGGATACAATGTTTATGGCTGTTAATAGTCGTATGCACTATAACAGTAATGTCTTTAACTATCAATCTTCTAAACTACACCGTGCTATGGCTGAGCCTAGTAACTTTAAAGTAACTGTACAGCTTAAGAATAAAGATGGCTCATCAGTATTAGACTCTTTACAAAGCAAGCTTAAAGAGTATGGTAAAGAAATTCATTCTAAACATCTGACTAAAGATGAATTAAACCTGACTTACTTCCTGCGTGCGTTAGCTGAGAATATGGAAGGCAGTGAAGACTTCATTGAAGCTTATTTTGAAAGTACTGGTTCTAAAGAAATATTCACAGAAGGATTTACTGTAGATAAGCTGCCCAGTTATGTGTTTATTCCTGCTTTTATAGAATATCTAAACCAAGAACATATTCAAAAAGCGACAGAGATTGTTTCTAAAGCACAAGCAGGTGATAAGATTTCATCTACAGAGATGAATCATCTTAGTAGTGTTATTGATGAGATGGCTATGACTGGTAGCTCATTAAGAGCTCTAAGAGAATGGGCAGATTTCCAAACTGCACAAGAAAATAATCATACCAATTTTACAACATCACTTGGTTTAGGCTCTGATGGTTTAAATAACGGTGCAGCATTGGCTCACTTTTGGAATGGTGCATTTTATAAAGAGTTATTATTACGCACGGGTTTTTTTAGTTTTAATGACCCCTTTAAATCTTATTTTGATGCTCGTCATGATAAGAATTTGGGTGATTATTATACTGCCTTTAAGAACGCTGTCATTAATGAGAAAGCACAAGAAGCTTTTATTATGGGGTTTCATGCGAATTTAGAAAAAGATCTAGCCAACCATAATGAACAGGTTTTTCGTGCATTAATGAAAGTACAAAAGAGTCTGACTAAACGAGCAGTGGCTAAGAGTGTCTTGATTCCATTTAACTATGGTGCAGGTATTAGTTCTCTTAAGAAAGCTGTATTTCGTACTTTCTTAAAAGAGATGCAAGATAATATTACACTTGCTGCTCAACAGGATATTGCAAATAAAAAAGCCCTAGAAGCAGGTCAAATGACTCAGTTAGAGTATGACACCCAAAGAGCTAAGCTTTTAAACCAAGTAATGACAGTAGACCGTTTATTCTCATTCATGACACAAAAGCCTATTCAATGGGATATTACTATTGATAATGAGCCTAAAGCAGTGGTTATTAATGAGAACTTAGATCTCAAATATATGCTAGAAGCTTGGATTAGCCCTAAAGATGAAGCTATGTTAGATAATAAATATAGCTTTACTATGGGTCAATATCTTGCAGAAGTACTGCAGGACTATGAAGCTGTTTATATTGAGAAGAATAAAGTCAATATGCGTATACTAAGCAGTACAGTTGAGTTATTTACTCAAATGTATCATGAAGTAGAAGAGCGTGCTATACAGACTGTTGCAGAGAGAATCTCTAATGCTTTAGTTGAGACTGGTTTAGATAGGGGACTGGCAAACGAATTAGCTCTTAAAGAAATTAGCTATCGTGGTTTATCTGATAAAGAGCGTGAAGAGCTTGTCCATTCTGTGATGGATAAAGTTCAGGCACAGATTCATAATGTATATTCTGTACAAAATAATGAATCCAAAGCTAAGGTTCGTTTAACACGCTTAGCAGAGATTTTGTTCGTAGATAAAGCGAATCTGACCAATAACAGCTTCTTCTTGGTAAATAAATCAGGTAAGTATCAAGCGACTTCGTTTGGTAGTCCTGCAAGACATATACATCTTGAAGATAAAGCTCTATTGGCTAACTCTGTTCAAACACAGTCTATGGATAGTTATATCTCATCCTTTGCTATGGCTATGGGTAAGAAGATTAATATTAATGTCCATGATGCAAATATTGGGGCTATTGATAATCAGCTTGATATGATTACCCAACAAAACAGAGCAACCTTCCAAGCTTTGGTAAGTTATCATGGTCAGCTTGAGTCATTACGGGCATTAACCAGTGTTATCCAAAGTAGCTATGCACTTATTAAAGATGGGGTTATTCGTAAAGATTTCCATGACAATGAAGTCTTTGCTGAGCTTACCCAAGAACTCTCCAGTCTAGTTGATGAAGTTAGAGATACTGAGCTTAATAAACTAGATCAGTTAGCTAATTTGGCTTATCTGCATCAGTATGCAGGTGAATTTGGTGAGTATCAAGTAACAGATGCTGACCGTCAAACTGCTCTTAAAGAAAAGAATAAGGTTGTAGATCAAATCAATCAATTAGAAAAAGATTTGGCTCTTAATACAACTATTAAGGTAATGAGTTATGAACCAAACAAAAGAACAGATACTACAAAACAACAAACAAGCGAGTCTGGAATTGTACAACTCTCTGACACCAGAGCAACAGAACAAGTTTCCCAACTCCCCACAACAAGTACAGGAACAGACGGTACTCAGGGAGCTGCATTTATTAACTCGTCCAGTACACCAACTGAGCCAACAATCCAAAACCTAAAACAGCTTGACCAAACCATTAAAGGTTTGGTTAATGTCAGTGAAGTACAGTTAAAGCTTAATAAGATGTTGATGGGTAAAGCCAACCAACACCTAAGCAAGATGTCTGTGAAGTTTGCTGATGTAACTACGCCTAATGGTACTCGTGCCTATGGAAGCTATAATGTAACTACCCATACATTGACTTTGGATAACCTAACCTTTAGCCAAAGTGGTAACGATGAGAATAAGCTACGAGTTATCAATCATGAGCTTGTACACGCTCTGACTGAGTACGCCATCATCTCTAACGCTCAAGACCTACGCAGTGAATTAAATCATCTGAATAAGATGCTTGATGCTGTCATGGCTCAGTGGCAAGAAGATGTAGCGTTTAATAAAAAGTATGGGCAGAGTCGTCATGACACCAAAGAAGATGATTTAACTTATGTTAATCAAATCATGGAAGTCATCAAAGCATCTCAAGAAGCTGATACAACTAATGGTAATCATTATGCTGGCTTAAGTGAGTTTATCGCTTATGGTATGACTGACCCTGAGATGATGCGTTATATTGATTACGCTATGGAGCTTGCTGATTTAGGTATCAAACCAAGAAAAGGCATCTCATCTGTGATGGATTTCTTGGTACGCTTAGCATCTAAGGTGCTTGGTTTTAAGGGTGATGGATATAAAGCATTTGTACAAAATGTTGAAACCATCATGGATAATCCACCTGTGGATTTACTGACCTTAACAAGTAATGATACTCGCTTTAGTACTTCTGCTATGAAGTCAGTTCAAGCCAATATTAAGCGTGGTACAGAAGCCATGAATAAAGCCATCACAACCAAAGCGGATGTTAAGCGTGCTATGTATCGTAACGATATTGGTTGGATTGATTTTGTTTGGGGAAGTACTGGTATCCTGAAAGCCAATGGAAAAACCAAAGGTGCAATGGGTATTAGCCACATTATTGAAGCCCGTATGCGTAAAGATGGTATGAGTTATGATGAAGTGGTTGAGATGTTAGTTACTACTACTGTAGAGACTATTGCCAAGGGTAGTGTATTTGCTAGATTTGAACAAGGTGGAGCAACTAAGTTGCAGTTAGTTCTTGATAATCACTTAGTTAATTTAGTCAAAAATAAAGGCAGTAATGCTTGGGTGATTACTGCGTTTGAGATGTTTGAAGATGGTACTGGCAAGGGATATGGCAAAACCAGTCCTACGCACAATCAGTCCTATTCCGCTCGTACTGATGTGGGAGCTTCAAACGAAACCAATATAACACAGCTTACTACAGATAGCAACGAAGACACTCGTTATTCACAGATATTTGATGAAACGGATAAACAATCTGCATCAGAAGTGTTTAATTCACTGGATAGTCAGACACTAACTGATGGGTGGAATAAGCATTTACAAGAAGTTTGGGATAGTCTGTTTGATGGTAATATTGCTTATAGTACTTTAAGTGAGATGGAGCAAAAGAGTCTTTTAGATACTGCTAAACAGGTGAATAAAGTGTTTGTTCCACATACATTCAATATGGTGGTCAAAGAACAGCTATCTTACCAAGCAGTAACCAGTATTGTAGATTTCTTAGTAAACAATCATACTGATTCTAACATTACATCAGAACTTAATAAGATTCATGCACAACTGATTAAAGCTTATCCTACTGCTGCTGATCTGTATCCTGACTATCATACAGCTAATGATGAAGTTAAAAATCTGTATGATACAGAACACAGTAAATTGTTTAAGTCTGTAGGTGAGATGAATAACTTAGCTTCTGTTGTTGCTTTGGTTTTATCATCACAAACATTCAATGAATTAACTGATCAGAAAGTAGAATTACGCAAAACCAAACATGATAGTTGGTTTGATAAGTTCATGAATTTATGGCACAAAGCTATGAATTTATTGAGAACCAAATATATCAATGCAAATAGTACTTCTGAAGCAACCAAACAGCTTATGGCAAAACTGGTTAATGCTGAAACTAATGCTCGTCTAGCTCGTGTATCTATGATAGATAAAGCATGGAATACGGTCTATCAAAAGCCTATGGACGCTGCTAACTGGGTATGGGATAAGACTTGGGATATTGGTAGTGAAGCTATCATCAGTGGTTTACCTATGTCCAGTCAAATGCGTGATACTTGGCGTAGTCATAAAGAGCGTATTAAAGCAGCTAAGCAATCAGAAAATCTTAGTAAGAGCAGTGTTGCAAAGGACAGTATGAACCTTACGATAGAAGCAGGTTTGGCGATTACTGGTTTAGATATGAATATGTCTTATGGTGGAAACCAAGACATCAAATCAGCAACACGGGGTTTTATCAAAGAAACTGTCAATGAAATGCTAGGTCAGCGTGGCGTGGGTCATACTGTAGAGCGTGTTATTCGTATTGTAAATAAAGTCGCCCAAGACCGTGCTAACTATAAGCAGTCTATGTTAAATAACTTTGCTTCTATTATGAAAGACCCTAAACGGTTTGATAACCACGCTAAGCAGTCTATCACTCGTACTGTAATGATGTCTGATGCACAGACACTACTGCATTATCATGGTATGGAACAAACACTCAATTATATTGCTAACTCAAAACAACGAAAAGTTCGTATTAAAGAGTTGGAAGATAAGTTACAGTCTTTGTCAAAAAACCGTGAGCATTTCAATCAACTGCTTAAAGATACCAAAGACTTGGCTTGGTATATGGTAGGTGAAACAGTCTCAGGCGATGTGAAAAAGAACGCTGAATTGATTGCAACTTCTGCAGGTACACGAAGCATTACCCCATACGAACAGATGGATCAGAATATCTTTGAAGCTGTAGATGAGCTAGTTACACTACATGGTTTAGAGATGGTTAATGGTAAGTATATGTACACAACACAGGACTTGATTCAAAATGAAGGTCAAGTGTTGATTGCTATGCTTAATACCCATCATGACCTTGTGAAGAAATCCAAAGAAGAGTTTAAGGACAATCCATTGAACTATATCAAAGGATTTAAGCCTGCCATTCATAATCCGCATGTAGATGTCGTTGCTGTAAAAGCTGAAGAAGTAGATGATTATATCCAAAAGGGCTATGAACAAGTACTGCATGGTTCTATTGTCCAAGATGAGTTAGATAATACTGAACCTCGCTATCTGATGATTAACAAGAACGCACCCTATGCTCGTTATAACTCTGGCGGTTTGGATATGAAAGATACTCACTTCCGTGGTTATGAAGTCTTTAACTATAAGACTAATGCTAAAGAATTAGCTCGTGTAGGTCAAGGTCGTTTAAAGCGTAATACTGAACTTGCTAAGACAATGGATGCACGAAGCTATGATCCACGAAATATTAAGGGCAATCATCTCATTCCACGATATGGTAATGATATGCTGATTTTGGGTTATAACTATGAAATGTCAGGCGAACTAAGAGATAAGCTACTAGACCGTGATTTATCATTTGATATGATGTTAGCCACTATGGGCAGTGAATTGGTTGCTAAACCAAAGTTAGTAGATACACAGCGTACATTAGCACAGGTACTGGCTGAAGACGCTAAGAATCCTACAACTGGTTTTAAAATTTCACCTGTACACTTTACCGTGATTAACCCTAATTCTCCTGACCCAAGAGTTCAAGAGATGCTTCGTATGATGCCTTATGAGTTCTACCAAGAAATGCAGCATCAATTTGGTAAGGGTAAACCATTTGTTATTCGTACAGCAGTATTTAACTCTGTCTTTGGTTTTAGAAAATATAATGTCTCTGAAATGTTTGATAAGGTGAGTGGTGAGCGTAATTACTTTGAGAAGTTCATGGTAACTTTGTATGAAAATATCTATGGTAAGCAAGCTCGTAATAAAGCTGCTAATCATCAATATGTTTGGGAATGGTTTGTTACCCAAGCCAAAGACCTTATTGTGATTCGTTCTGTCAAAGTTCTGATTGGTAACATTATCGCTAATGCGTTAATCTCAGCAGCTCATGGTATTACACCTACAGAGTTAGCAAGGGGTATGTTCTATGCTTGGAAAGAAGGTAAAGCTTATCGTCAATTACAAGCAGAAGAGCAGCGTATTAACTTTGAGATGCTTAATGCAACTTCTGAATCTCAGCGTAAGAAGCTTAAAGCACAGTTAGTTGCTGTCAGACAGAATATGCAAAATTCAGGTATGCACGAGTACATGGAAGAAGGCTTGATGAGTACGATTGTGGAAGACATTGATATGGGTTCTGAAACCAAGTTATTTAAATCTGACTTTGAGAAGAAATTAGATAACCTTGCAGAGAAGATACCACAACCAGTACGCACAACAATGAAGTGGGCAACATTCCACCCTGATACTGAGATTCATAAGTTTTTGAGTGAATCTACTCAGTTCTCTGATTTTGCTGCTAAATTTGTGTTAGCTAAGCATATTGAAAGAAAATCATTGAAGATGGGTAAATCTAAGAAAGCTGCATTTGAAGATGGTATTCAGATGGCTCAGGAAGTATTTATTAATTATGACATTCCTACAAACCGTACGCTACAAGCAGCAAATGATTTGGGTCTGTTTATGTTTACTAAGTTTACTGTGAGATTCCAACGAGCACTAGCAAGACAACTACATCAAAATGGTGGTCATGCAATGCTTCAACATTTCATGGTAGAAGAATACTTACCTGTTGCTGGTTTATTAAATCCATTTTTCCCTATGTTTAATACAGGTCTTGGGGCATTTACGGGTATTGGTGCATTAGCACAGTTACCGTTAATCGCTATGTTCTTGTGAATAAGAAGGGTGTCTTGATTTATTAGTCTAAAATTTCTATACTAATACGCACTAAAAACCTACCTAATATGGGTAGGTTTTTGGTATTTACTCCTAATATTCATGGGGTTTATTTATGGTATAAATAAAGTGATATAGGCACATTTGGGGATATTTTATATACTAAACCTTCACTAATTAAGTGTAATGGTATTACCCTAAAAGTACTCTAATTGCTGATAGTTATTGACGCTTTCACCGCATTAACCTAACTTTATATAAGCTTGATGCCATCATGGAAGGGGATTTGACTGAGCTTTTAGACAGCTTATTGCGTGAACATCATGCTGATTTGATGGCAAGTGTGGGAGCAGAGTAATTTAGGGTAATTATTTTATGTCAATTACCCTAGGATTACCCTAAATGGTACTTAAAAATATCCCTAAGATTAGTCAGGTAAGTATTAAAAATAGCTAAATAAGTTTATCAGCTATGATGTAAGTTCGGATAAGTGCAATAACAGGGTGTACATAACCTAAAATAATGAGTACTTTTTGTATATAACGCTCCTTAGTGTTAAATAAATGTTGTGTAGTATTTAAGGTAAAGCACCTTAATGGTGCTTTAGTATAATTTAATTATGGGTTAAAAAGTTATTACTGTC